CAGCAACACTTGTTCCATTAAATTCGTCCAATACTGAATCAGAGTTGAAACTAAAATTAGTAAATCCAGTTGTCGCGTAATTTAAAGATTGTATTGGTAAATCACTACCCGTTTCATTATTAAATCCTGTGTTAGTTGGAGACACAGCTAAATATGCGTATTGTCCTGTACCACCCGCAGCAACCGTATTATCCTGAAAAGCTGCAAAGTGAAATCCAGTAGTAGAAACTCCCGTTATAGTAGTTTCAGAAAATTTAGATTGAGATGGGTCTGCCTGTTGAAGTTGTATAATTACTCTAGGCTCTGAAGGAAATTCTGATGAAAATAGAACACCTTGAAATCCAGTAGTGTTATTTTTGCTAACAAAATTTGTTTCAATTATGTTCGCACCAACATCAAAAACTTTTCTGCCAGTTAGAGTAGCTATGTACGTATAATTTGTTTCCGAATCAGATCTTCCAGTGACTGTAAAAGAACTATTTGCAGTGCTAGCTCTACCCAATTTTCTATGAATATTACCATGAGAACCACTAAATACTTCTTGAATAAATATTACTGGTTTTTCTGAAAAAGTCTGTTCCAAAGAAACTGTAGTATTAGAATCTGGATTATCAGAAATATTAAATGCATTAACTTCAAAATTTATGCTTGGAGGCATTCTAAATCTTCCATCTCCTGTATATCCAAATCCAGTATTTAAATCATCATTTAATATTGTTACTGAGTCTTCATTTGATAATTCTTTAAAAGCTCCTATTTTAACTCCATCTGACCCGATTAAATCTATTCTTTGTCCAGAAATATCTGGTAAAATTTCATCGCCTGATGTGCCAAAAGCGTCCGTAACTACCATATCTAAAACAACATTTATAGTTTCATCATTTTCTGGGTAGGATATGTTTCCAGATCCAGTATTAGCTCCAGTGTCATATGCGCTGTCAAAATCTGTTCTTATAGAAATATCTTCATAATCAAGAATTCTGGTTGATGAAACAAATCCAAAATCATTAAGAGTTGTAGTAAATGATAAATTTGTGGCAACTGTACTATCAGCTTGTACTGGAGAGACATTTCTTGAAAAAACAATTATATCATATTCACCTATTTGATCTAAAGCAAAATCTCCACTTAATGTAATGCTTGTAGTCGCGCTTGAAGAACTACTAGATACTTCTTGATTCAATATATTTCCATTTGGTTCTTCTAAAAATATATTATATTTTTGAGGATCTCCAGCACCTTTACCTTGTATAGTTAGTGGTAAATTTAATTTATTGTTCTCAGCGACCCGCTGTGCAGTGCCCGTCGTTAGTGAAACTGGAGGATCTGGTTTAAGTAAAGTAGTTAATTTTAAATCAGGCGTAAATGTATCTTGGTCTAAATCAAAATCTACATTTTCTTCTACAAATTTAAATTTACCAGTATGGTGTATAGTTGCAGAAACATTAAATCCATTGTTTCTGTTGTCCTCCTCTACACCTATAACTCTGTAATATTTAGGCGTTCTACCAGCAACATCTACATTGTAACTATAACCATACTTAATTAAAGCATCCTTTTCAGAAAACCATTGTGATCCTGTCTGTGTTACCGTACCATTAAATTTATGGACGCCATCTATAAAAACTAGATAGGCCCCTGAATTTTCTACATCCTCATCTATCCTTCTAAAACTTGTTCCCGATCCTCCTTCTTTTATTTTTAAAGATATTACGCTCGGATTATGTATCTCTTTATAAAGTGAGTTACTAGCACCTGGGTTATTATAAAAATCTTCTATACCAGATTTACCTGCTGCATTAGAAATGTGAATGTTGCCAGTTATGTCAGCGAATTGCGTGCTATTAATTCCTGGTTGAACTATTATAGCTCTTGGGCCAATTCCAGTTTCTAATGAATTGAAATCTCCAGTTTTATCTGGATCGTAATAAGTTGTTTCTCCACTAGTTCCTATAACGGTTCCAAAGTTTTTGGAAAAATTTCTCATTTCATCATCAATTTGTATTATATCTCCAGGTTCTATAAGCAAAGCCTCCGTTCCAGCTCCGAATGAAACCGTTTCTGTCGTGTTTAATGATTCAAATAATACATATTTTGCTAATCGATGCGCTTGAGATCTAGATGTGACTCCGATTGCATCCATAGACTTATAATTTAAACCAACAGATTTAATAGCTTCTGCATCTTCTACATATTCTGAAGCTGATCTATAATTATCACCCTTATCTAAAAAAGAAACTTCTACTGCTGTTAATTTTGTACTTCTATCTACATCAGCATAAGAAAAGATTCCCCCATTTACATTTAAATTATTAAACGTTAAATGTGGTGGAAATTTTAATTCTTTGGGCGTTGGAGTGCCTCCAACTATCGACTCATCTCCCGCAGTTCTATTAAAATCTTCAAAGAAATATGGCCTGTCTACTTTAACAGAGACGCAAGAATTATTAAAGTAAGTCATTGCCCTAAAAGATCTAGCTAAATCTTGTAACGCTTCAAAAGCACTTGCTTGATCTTTTATAAGTATGTTACAACTAAATCTTGGTTCAAGGCCTCCAAGACCATCATCCAATCCAATAAATTTACCTACTCCCGATGCTGTTGAAGTTGCACTGCCATCATTCATTGTAACTGCGTCACAATATTGGCCTACTTCATATAAAGTCCATTTATCAATTACATCGGTATCTCTTAAATAGTTTCCTATACCATATCTTGTGTTAATTAAAAGATCATAATATATCCAAGCTGGATTATCAGACCAACTAAGTTTAAATGTCCCATCCCAATCTCCATCATAAATTGTGTTCCCTCTTGTTGAAGTGTCGCTAGCAGTGCAAAACCTATTATCACTTCCATCTGCATTTATCGGATTGTAATTCGATGGAATTAATATTTTTTTACCTTTTAATCTATATGTTCTTGAAGGTACTTGTGGAAAGTATTTTGAGTCTATAGAACTCGCAACGTAAGATGAATTTGGGTACAAATATTTATTTGAATTTATATAAGTTGTGGTTGCGACACCAACTTCTCTTTTTACGATATTTGATATCGTTTCGAATTGATCTTTTGTTATAGTAACAAAGCTATAAGCATCCGTTTCACTTATTGCTGGTAATTCTATTCCTTCTAAAGTTATTGAGTATGGGCTTGTTATAACTCCAGTTATAGATATTTTTCCATTACTTGGATTTCCTCCTATGCCCTTACTAGCTCTAGTTAAGAATTTAGCATTTGATACGGTGTTTACCCCAGATTTGCTAACTTTTCCAACTTTAACTGTAAAACTTACTGTTTCTGCTATCTGTGTGCCTAATCTACTTGTGCCAGCGTTATTTTCTCCCGCTGTAGCATGAGATTTAGTGTCAAATAGCTGATCAATTTGTAGTCCTATATGAACTTTATCTACGTTTCTGTCATAATTTAATAAAACAAAAGGCTTTGCTTTTTGTTCTCTTGGGACATATCTTTGCCAATTAACAAAATCTCTACCTGGTTTTCCTTCGTCTCTTACATCCCTACTACCAGTTCCTTGTCTCGCCCCGTTAGCGGCTCCACTCATATTATACGCTCCAATTATTTTTGTTTGTATTTGTTCTACTTTTTTTGCATTATTAAAAATACTAGATTCTTTTTGATACTCTTGTCCATCTTTAAATTCTACATCATATTTAGAGTGCGATGGACTATTATTTGCTAATCTTAATGGCTTATCGTCAAAATAAATACCCTTGTCTATACCATTTGTAGAACTTCCTATATTATTACTATCACTATTAAATCCTTTTCTCGCCCTGCTTCCTTGTAAAAATTTGCCCTCCTCGTCTACTAAACCACCAACTGGGCCCTCACATAATAAATCTAAAGCTTCATAAATTTGAAAACCTTGCTTCGCATGAGCGGTGCTTGGAGGCATCAAGAAAGATGGCTTTGGTCCTTTAGATCCAGCTATCCTTATTTTGTTTTCAAATATTTTTTTGTAATAAGACATTATCCTAAATCTTCGCTTATTACATTTGTTCCTATTATGTTAGAGCCCATTCTTAATTCTCCATACATAAGGGGTATTGGAAAACCCTGCACTAAATTATTATCTAAATTACTAAATATGTAACTTGACTGGTCTATTTTTGATTCTGCTGTTTGCGCTTTTGGTAATTCTATTGGAAAAAGAAGCGACATTATTCCTTGTATTAATAAACCAATAGCTAAATTAGCTAGAAACCCTCCAGCCGATATAGCTCCAGCAGCAGCAC